TTATTTCTATAGTAGACGGACTCAGCTATATAAAAATCTATATTAGATATAATTTTATATCTTTTCTTTAGTCTTGTCTCCAGGTCCATTTATTCTCCATTTTGGATTAATCAGTTCACTATCTATTATAACAGAGTGCAACTTGGAAGCAACGTTATCTGCTATGTGCACTATGAAATCTAAGTATGTTATTGGATAGGTCTCTGGTACGGGTGACCATGGACCAAGATGACATCTAACCAATCTTAGTATGGACTGTATAATATCTTCTGATAGATATAAGGTGGAAGAATCTGTTTCTGATGAAAACTTTTTGTCATGGATCTGACATTTTGAAACAAATTTTCCAACAGCATATGGATGCATAGGATCATAGGAAACTGTATCTGATCCGTGATCCTTTTTCCCTTTACACAAGTCATGTATTAGGGATGCTGCTATAACTATGTCTTTTTCTTCTACACTCAAATTATAGGATTCAGATAATATAAGAGCAATTCTTACCACTCTTTTTGTGTGAAGAACATTTCCTCCGGGACCATGCTCATCGCCAGGGTGATATTTTCCACTAAAGCTGGAAGGTATATCCCAAAAATTTTCTGCCTTAATTAAGAGTGATCTAACAAAGGATCTTATTGTATCATCCGATATAACTCTTATTTCGTCCAACAAAGGAGCAAGAATTTGATCTTCTGACGCAGAGGTATTTTCGCCTTTTTTATCTATGAGTAAATCATCGAGTATTGACTTTGGCATTTACTTTTCCTTTTTCCATTTTGAGCAGGGGTCGTTGAAGGGGCACTTTTTACAGTATGGTATAAGGCCTCTTTTTGACATAAAAATTTCTGTTGAATCTATTTTATCACACCATTCGTCAAAAATGACTGTATCATCTTCTGTTAAAACATACTCAGTAAAACCTACATTTTGACTAAGTATATCTATGTAACCGTACTTTACTCGATTAATTTTATCTGGATGCTTGTTTTCAAAACCCTTTTTAAGGCATGTGAAGTCTATTTTGTATAAATCTTTTTGACTTTGTTTATAATTAAACATTATTTTAGTTACGAAAAAAGTTTTATCTTTGTAGTATATTAAATCAAAAGCATCCTTAATATTACTTTTGTCATTAGTTGATATGTAATATTCTTCGGATATAGCTATAGGGATAATATCTAAGGCTGCGTACTTTTCATAGAAAAGAAGCAAAGAAGCTGCTGCTTTTGATGTCAAACTTGCTGTATTTCCATATACTGTTTCGTGTTGTTCGGTTATTATATCGTATGATGTTGTGTCTTTGGGGAACCACATTTTTTCCCACCTATTTAGGATGGCAGCATAGGACGGTACAGTTCCAGACTGTTTTTTAAACATAAAGAAATAGATAATATTTTTAATTGTATTCTCAAATTTTTCTGTATGTATGTCTCTTGAATATATTTTTTCTGGAAGCTTCTCCAAATGCCTATAGTCAAAAAGTCTTTCGCATATTTGAAAATCTTTTATTCCATTAACAGTTAAATTTAACATTAGTGAAAGTCCTTGTCGTTAAGTAGGTCATCTAATAAAGATGATGATCCGCCATAAGAATCATCTGTTACCGGTTCATATTCTTCGTATACTTTTCTTGCATCTACATATTTAACAAGAGGCGGATCATAAAGAAACGCTGAACCTGTAATTCTGTTTTTTGGTATCTGTAGTTGCATTATGTTCTCATCCTCGGTTTCATCATCTGTTGCCAATCGCTTTTCGGTTAAAAATATTGTTACTGCGCACTTTTGCTGAATTGTAAGCGACCCTCCGGTATCAGATTGTTGTACAACCTCTCTTTTTTCTTTCATTCTATTTGCGTTTTCTTGAGCTGTTATTATTAATGCACAATTCATATCTCTTGCTAACTTTTCAAGGCGAACCATCATCTCCTCAAACTCGCCCCATCTAGGCTTACCTTTTCCAGACCCTCTTGTAAACATTGATTGGATAGTATCTATAATCACAACGTCTGGTAGATCCATATTATGGCCCAATATATCCCTAAGCCAAAACTCTAAATCTTCAAAGTAAGGAGTATCTGGATCATGTCTAACCATGAGTCTATCGCCCCAAGATGATAGTTTTTGCTTAAATATATCTAGATACTTTTCTTTATCGGAATCTGACCACTTTGAATACTCTGCGTAAACGTTTTTTCCTATTATCTGGGTCATTAATATTCTTTCCCAGTGACCTATTGCTTCTTCAAAGTTTACATATAAAACTCTATAACCTGTGTCAAGCCAATGATTAGCCAGGCATTTTGCAAATGTACTCTTACCCTTTCCTGATGCGGCTATTATAGCGTGAACAGCTCCCCTAAAAAAGCCTCCATTATCAGTGTAGCCCATTGCTCTGTTAAGCGCTTTAAATTGAGTTGGTAGAAAGTTTGGAATATCTAGAAGTGAGTCAACTCTGGCTATAATATCATTTCCAGTTGTAACTTTTTCTAAAGGATCATACCTTATTTGATTTTCCAACTCTCTTATTTCGGAAGTTAAGAGCTGAATTCTTTGAAGGTCATTTTCATCTTTTAGACCTTTTTGAGTAAGAATTGACTGAAGTTCTTGTAGATAATTAATTTGTTTGCGCTTCTTAGCCTTATACTTAACTAGTTCGGTTACAGACTCCGGAGTAGATAATTCCATAGAATTAAGTATTTCCAACATAACATTGACACCTGCGCTACCGCCCAAAGCTTCATGTATATTGGAATCAGACTCAAGCCATGACTTAAATGCTATTGGATCGACTATGTCTAGTTGAGTTGCATTTCTATATCCAAGTAGAGCAATATAAAACTCATTAATGCCTTTATCGCCATGGATAGATCCAACAATATCCTCGGAAAGATTTTCTGCAAAGTATTTTATTGCACCTTCTTTTTTAAATGAAAGCGCAAAAATCTGATACTCTAAAGGTATGTTCTCGCTATTTGTTTCGTTTACGTCTATCGGCATTTCTTTTTTCTTTGACTAGCTTATATGTTTTTTTTCTATACTCTGAATTCTTTTTCTTTACCATTTTATATGCTGTTGTATCAACAATGCTTTTTTTGCTCTTTTCTTTTGGGATAAATGGACTTGTTCTAATCGCGGCCATTAATCTTTCAAAAACAGCTTCTTCGGTAAGCTTGTCATTATATCTAAATACAACTAATGCAATTCCATTATCTTTGCACCATTGTACTTTTTTATTGTCTCTTTCCAATGATTCTTCGAACTCATATTTAGATTCAAAAAATCTTTGAGTATAAAAGAAATGCTGCCTACCATGATACTCAGCTGCTACCTGATACTTTGGGCAATAAACATCCAGCTTTAATCTGTCGCCAATATGAAATTCGTTAACTATCTTTTCTCCTGGTAAAAGTTTTTTTAATATTAAAGTTAAAGCAGTTTGTCCTCTGGACATTTTTTTTCTGCTATCCTTTAACCAAGATAAACCTAGTCTGTTTATTTCTTTATTTAGTTTGTTTATTGACCAATCTAGTTCTTTTGCTATTTCAGATAGTGGCATTGATGTTTCAAACATCAAATCAACTAGATATTCCGTATCGTCTCTGTCGTTATCTTCTTTCATTCTTGGCCACCAAGCTATATTCCTTAGTGAAGTTTAAAGCCTTACCAAGATCTATGATTGACATGTCAAGATTTTCCCAAATTTTAGAAGCTAATGCTAAACCTAAAGAGCTGCAATCCAAAAGACAGTATTCAACTTTACCATTATACTGAGCTATTTGATTGTATGTTTCTTCAAATCTTTTATACAAAGTATGATAACCCACATTAATAATGTTATATCTTATTCCAAGAATGTTTCCGACTCTTTTTTGATCATGAAGAGAAACAACTAAATTTGAAGTATTCTTAATAAAGAATTCAACTATTGAATCAAAGATGTACTTATCTGTTTGTAGGTAGTGTTCAAAAAGATTTGGTGAATAATACTTATGATTACCCTTTAACCCAATAGCAGAGTGTCTATCGTCCCTAATTTCTGCTACTAAATCAGAAGAAACTGACTTCATTATTCTTGGCCCATTTAAATTGATAGACTTAAGAATTTCCTTTGACACTTCTGGC